CGGCCTTGTGGCTCCCGACCTTGCGCTTGGCCTCGTCTTCGTCGGCGACGTCGAAGCGTGCGGTCGTCTCCGCCTCGAGGCCGTCGTCGTCGAGCCCGGTCTCGGCCTCGCTCTCGACGGTCTTAGCTGTCTTGAGGTCGTAGTGCCGGGCGCGCACCTTCTTGAACCGCGGCCGGCCGATGGTCGGCGCGATGTCCCAGCTGTGCAGGTTTTGCCCCCAGGCCGCGACGATGGTCGGGAACGGCATGCCGCCGCCGTTCCGGGCGGTCAGCGTGGCGCGGCCGTCCGTCACCTTGAAGGTCGCGCCGAGATCGGAGGCGATCCGTCCGCCGAAGGCGATGAAGCTCTCGTCGCGCATCTCGACATAAGGCAGCTTGATCGCGCCGAGCGCCTCGTCGATCCGCAGCTCGGTGACGCCGGCCTCCTTGCCGGCCTCGGTCAGCACCTCCTTGACCGTCTTGTCGTCGAAGTGGCGCGCCTGCGTCTGCTTGGCCTTGCCGCGGACGTCGACCTCTTTCGCGGTGATGCTCAGCGCCCGGCCCGATCCCCGGTCGAAGCGGGACCGCACGCTGTCGACCTTGCCCTCGAACACCAGCGTGACCGGCCCGGGCGCGAAGCCGAGCAGAATGCTCATCCGCGCGCCGGCCTTGGGCAGCACGATCTGCGCGTCGCGGTCGTCGATCTCGATCGCGGCCGTCGCGCTGTGCTGCCCGGCCTGGTCGCTCACGCGCAGCGAGATCAGCACCTGGTCGAGCGCCGCCGTGATGTTGGTGCCGTCGACGTCGACGCGGTAGATCGAGCGCTTCGCCATGAGGTCACCAGAGCCGGACGGCGCGGCGCTCGGCCGGCTCGCGCCGTTCGGGCGCCGGCAGGCTGAAGCGCGTTCCCACGGCGAGCTCGGCCGTTGCCGAGAGCCCCGGGTTCTCGTCGAGCACCCGCTCGACCAGCCCCGTCATCGGCCGGCGGAACCGGCGCCACACGATCTTCGCCACCGTGAAGCCCTCGCTCTCGACGACGACCGTCTCGCGCGTCTCGCTCACAGCAGGCCTGCGACGATCGAGAAGAAGGCCCCGTCGAGCGGGCCGGGCGACCGCCGGAGTTCGACGTCGAAGTCGATCATCTTGCCGACCCCGCGCGCGTCGAGAAAACTGTGCCGCTCCGTCAGCCGCTCGATGACGAACCAGCCAAGCGGCTTGCCGTCGCCGCGCATGACATATTGCGGCTCGCCCGACGTCCGCGCCTGATCGAGCCGGCCATATTCCCCAAGCCCGCCGAACTTCAGCGGGAACAGCCGGCCGGCGATCCTGAGCGTGTTCGCGCCCTCGCCGACATATTCGAGCGGCGGCTCGGCGCCGGCGACGTCCTTGATCGCGTATTCCGTCACGCCCGAGCCCTCGAGCCCGTGCATGTTGAGCGGCGCGACCTCGAAGGCGGTCGACCCGATGGTCATCAGCATGCGGTCGCTCCTCTGTCTTCACGCGCGGGTCGGCCGTGTGGAGCGCGACCGGCCGAGCGGGCGCTACACCGGCCGGGGATCGAGATCGCCGTAACTGCCATGCATCATGTCGCCGAACTTCCGCTCGAGCGCCCGGACGACGTCCTCCGCCGTCAGGTTCGAGCCGTAGAGGTTCACCTGAGCGCTTAAGGTTGCCCCGCCGCGGCCGCCGCTGGCCGCCGCCGGCTGCACTGTTGGCCGATCCGCCGATGCGGACGCGGACGACGGCGCGCGTCGCGACTGATCCGCCGGCGTGATGTGGCCGTCCGTCTTCGGCTTGAAGATCTCGGGACCCTCCTCGCCGACCCAGAACTCGCCGCCGCGCCACACCGGGCCGCCCCCGGCGCGCGCGCCGTCGACCTTCGGGATGGCCGGCCCCTCCCAGCTGCCGGAGGCGCCGGCGCTCGGCTTCGCGGCGCCGCCGGAGACCGACGGGAGGGACGGCATGCTGATCTTCGGCGCGATCGAGATGGAGCCGATCGCCGCCCTGATCTGCGCGGGGATGGATTTCGCCCAAGCGAGCAGACCGCCGAACGCCGACTTCATACCCTCCCACAACGACGTCAGCGCCTGCACGCCGACGCCGCGGAGGTCGACCGCGCCGACGGCGGCGGGCACGCTCGGGGCGATCGAGGCGAGCCACCCCGTGACGGAGGCCCAGACGCTCTTCAGCCCGGCGAGGTAGGAGTCAATGACGGCGCGCCCGGCGGCGGACAGGTCGATCGCGCCGACCGCCCCCGCGATTCGGGCCGGGAGGCCGGCGATGAAGGCGAGCGTGTCGCCGAGCCGCGCCTGCAGACCAGCCTGCAACGAGACGAACGCCGCGCTCCCCGCAGCGGACAGGTCGATGGACGGCAGTTTGGCGAGGTTCGCCGGCAGCGCCTGCGCCCAGGCGAGCAACTCGCCCGCTTTGGCCTTCATCCCTTCCCCCAAGGACGCCACCGCCTGCGCGCCGAGCGCGTGCAGGTTGATAACGCCGACGGCGCCGGGCACGCTCCGGGCGATCGAGGCGAGCCACCCTGTGACGGCCGTCCAGGAGCCCGTGAGCCCGGCGAGGTAGGATTGGACGAAGGCTCGGCCCGCGGCGGACAAGTCGACGGACGGCAGGCGGCTGAAGGGTTCAAGGAACAAGTCCCACTGACGGGAGAGTTCCGCCTTGACCTCGTCGAAGGACGGCAGCGTAACCCTCATCCTGCTGAGGTCGATCGCCGGCAGCCGGCTGAAGGGCTCGAGGAACAGATCCCACTGACGGGACAGCTCCGCCTTGACCTCTTCGAAGGATGGCAGCGTGACCCTCATCCCGCTGAGGTCGATCGACGGCAACCGGCTGAAGGGCTCGAGGAACAGCCGCCATTGCTCTTCGAGCTCGGCCTTGGCGCCGGCCCAGGACGGGGTGCCGATCTTGAGCGCAAGATCGAAATCGAGATTCTGGAGCGCTCTCGCCAAGCTCGTGACCGAGACGAGCGCGTCGCCGGTCGCCTTGCCGGCGGCCTCGCCCCATGCCGCCCAATCCTTTGTGGGCGAATTGGCGACCGTACCGGTGAGAGCGGTCCACTTGTCTCCGAGCCAGCCGACGGCTTCGGTCACCGCCTGCAGCGCGGGCTTAATCGGCTCGATCGCGGCCATGAAGCCCTTGGCGAAGCCTTCCGCCGCGGCTTTGACCTTGTTCCAGTTGTTGTAGAGCGCCATGCCGCCCGCAGCGAGCGCCGTGAGTCCGGCGCCGATGAGCGTGAAGCGGCCGACGAGCATCAGTCCGGTGAGCGCACCCCTGACGAGACGGAGCGGCCTCAGCAACCCGAGCAGCGCTCCGCCGCCGATCGTAACCTGGCGTGCAAACGCCCCTCCGCCGATCGCCGCCCCGAGGCCGCGAACGCTGGCGATCAATCGCGTGAACCGCCCTGCCCGCGAAAGCCCGCCGATCGCCCGCGACGAACGTCCCATGCCCGCGACCATAGCGGCCGACGCCGCCTCGGCGGCCAGCCGGGTCCGCCTCATGGTGGCCTCGGCGGCGAGCCGGGTTCCGCTCATGCCGGAGATCATCGCCTGCGACGCCGCCTTGGCGGACTGCCCGGCGCGGCCCATCGCCTGGCTGGTGCGCGCCATCCCCGCCATGGTGGCGACGGTCGCCGCCGCGCTCTCGACCCGGGCCGCGCGCATCGCCCTTGCGGCGCCGACCAGCGCCTTGCCGGCCCTCGCCGACGCCTTGACGGGCAGAAGCGTGGCTCGCGCCAGCAGCCGCGCCGCCTTATAGCCGCCCCTGCCGAGCTTCAGGATCGAGCCCCAGGCGTGCAGCCCCGCAAAGGAGGCCGCAATCGCCGCGACTCGGAACGCCGTGATCGCGCTCGCCGAGCCGACCAGAGCCGCGGTCAGATTCGGATTGGCCTCCGCGAACTCCGCGACCCGGTTGATGATCGGCCCGAGCACGTCAGCCAGCCGGTTCAGCGCCGGCAGCAGCGCCGCGCCGATGGACACGCTGAGGCCCTCCAGCGTCGCCTTCCAGCGCGTCAGAGCTGCGGCGGAGGTCTGAAGGCGGCGCTGATAATCGCCCTCGACGACGCCCTGAGCCTTCATCGCCTCGGCTCGAATGCGGCGATACTCCGCGATGTTCTGAATGAGCGGCCGGAGGCCCTTCTGAACCTGGGCGTCCTCGAACAGGTCGGAAAGCTTGCCGAGATCGCCCTTCAGCGTGCGGTTTGTGATCTCCGCGATCGCCTCGATCGGCGTCATGCCCTCTTTGGCGGCCTTGTCGAGCTCCTTGCGGAGATCGACCCCCATCTCCTTGAACTTCTTGCGGGTCCCGGGGGCCGCGATCTTCTGCAGGATGTTCGAGAGGTTGGTCGCCGCCTCAGCGCTGTCGCCTGCGCCCTTTCGGGTGATCTGCAACGCTGCGGCGAGGTCCGCGACCGCCGGCACGCCCTTCTGATTGAGGCCCTGATAGGCGGCGGTCAGCGAGGGGAAATACTGCGCCATGTCGCGTAGCTCGAACGCGCCGGACTTGCCGGACTGCGCCATGGCGTCGAGCGCCGCCGCGAACTGATTGGCGGGCACTTTGAGATTGTCGAGCGCCGCGAAGCCGGCCTTGGCGAGATCGTCCACCGAGGCGCGATAGGCGGTGGCGGCACGCCCCATCGGCTTCAGCAGCGCGGAGGCGTCGGCCTCGCTCGCTCCCATGCCGAGCAGGACGTCCATGCCCCCCGCGATCGCGGCGCCGGACTGGTTGACCTCGCGACCGATCTTCCGCAGCGAAGCGCCGAGCGCGCGGAGCCGCTCCTGCGGGATCTCCGCCTTCTGCCCGATGTCCTCGAGCACGGTCTCGAAGTCGGTCGCCGCCGTCAGCGGCGCTCCGAGCGCGGCGCGCAGGCCGTAGAAGCCCGCGGCCGCATCGACCAGCCGGCCGCGGGTGCGATCGATCGCGGCGTTGTTCCGCTCAAGCGCGCCGTTGAGGCGGTCGCCGAACGACACCCGCTGGGAGCGCCCGGCCGCGTCGCGGACGCCCTGCAACGACTGCGCGATCTTTCGCGCCGGCGCGGAGACCTGGTCGATCAGCCTCGCGACGAGCGAGGACGTCAGCACGGCCATGGCGTCACCCCGTCACCGGCCGGCCAAGGCGCGCGCGATGCGGCCGGCTTCGGCGTGCATGCGGTAGACCCGCGAGACCGGCTCTTTGCGCAGCAGCGTGTAGGGCGTGCAGAGCATGTGAGCGGTCTCGGCGAGCACGCGATCGCCATGCTCGCGCCAATCGGCCGTCATCAGCGCGAGGTCGCCGAGCCCTGATCCATCGCGCCCTCCAGCAAAGGGCCGGCCGCCTCCACGAGCGCCATCAGGTCGCTCGCGTGCAGCTTCTTGGCGATTGCGGGGTCGCCGTCGATCAGGGCCTCGACCATCTGGCGAGTCTGCCGGATCGACATCTTCAGCGCCTCCGGCGCGTCGTCGTTCGGCTCCTCCGGCGCGTCGGCAGCCTTGGCCTTGGACTTGGCCTTGGGCGGCTCCTTGAAGATGCCGGTCTCCTCGATCTTCTCGAGCGCCTCGGCGTCGGGCTCGCGGAGCGTGACGACGGTGATCGTCCCGCCGTCGAGCTTCACCGGGCGGGAGAGCGTGTGCGTGTGCGTGCGCCAGTCGGCCATGCCGGGCGGTCCTCAGGTCTGGAGTGTCGGGAAAGAAGGCGGCTGTCAGCCGATCCGCAGGGCGCGGTTGATCTCGGCGTTCTCGTCGGCGCCGTTGACGCGCCACGTGCTGGTGAACCAGTCGAAGTAGTATTTTTCGACGTCGTTCCAGTACAGTTCGTAGTGGAACACCTCGTTCAACGCATACTCATGGCCCTGCAGACTGCCGCGCTCGAACGCGTCCGGCGCGACCTTGCCAAGCCGCGCTTCGATCACCGCCTTCGCCGTGATCACCGCGCCGCTGCGCTTGTCCCGGATCGCGCCATAGGCGGTGTAGACATGCTTCTTGCGCGAGCCGAGGCCGAACTGCGCTAGCAGGTCCGGGTCCCAGCCGTTGAGCTTGAAGGTCGGTTCGAGCTTCTGCACGCCAAGCTCGACCTCGACCTGGAACCGCGCGCCGCCGGCGTGATGGTCCTCATAGATCTCCTGGAGATCCGGAATCTTCAGCTCGGCCAGCGTGAGGTGCTTGGACAGGCTCGGATCGTGGTCGCCGCAGAACAGGTTGCAGCTTTCCATCACGAAAAACGTCGACGACATCGCGGTCTCCTAAGGGTCGCTTTGGCAGGGATGAAGGATGGCGCGGCGCCGAGATCAGGCCGCGGCGGCGCCGGACTGGTCGATCTGCGACAGCAGATCGTCGAGCAGGGCGTCGAGCGCCGGGCGGTAGCGCGCCGAGCGGATGCCGATGAAGCGCAGCACCGGGGCCTCCTCCGCCTGGAAGTCGATCGTGAAGCGGCCGAGGCGGAGCTGTTCGGGGCTGTTCTGGTCGCGCGTGAAGCCGACCCGGAAATCCAGGATGTCGCCATCCGCCTTCAGGTCGCGCAGCGCCATGTTCATCGTGTTGATGACGGCCTGGATGGTCTGCCCCGTCAGGTTGAAGCGGCCGAGATAGAACCGCAGCGTCCTGAGGAACATGAGGTGGATGTAATCGCGGCCGCGGGTGACGTTGTAGAACCGCCAGAGGTCGTCCTCGCCGGCGTTGTCGGTGCCGACATAGACGAAGCCCCCGGTCGCGATCGCGCTCTCGACGCCGGCCTCGCCACGCAGGATGACGCCGCCGTTGAGCGCCAGGATCGACTGGCCCTCGGTCGCCCCGTCGGTGAGCGAGAAGCCCATCGCGCGATTCGGGCCGACGATGCCCGCCACCGGCTGGTTCGCCCAGCTGTGGAACGGACGCCCGCCCTTCTCATGGTCGCGCCGACAGGCGACGCCGAGGATCGCGGGCGCGCCGTCCTGGACGACCGCGCCCGGGCCGACCTTGACCTTGGTCTCGAGCGGGATGATGCGCTGCGAGTTGATCGTCTCGCGCCAATCCGTGAAGGCCGCGAGCGTGGTGGCGGGCCCGGTGACCACGGCGTGGGCGAGCAGCCTTTCGAGCACGGAGGGCAGCGCCGCGACGATCGGATTGGCGGTGACGCCGATCGTGGCGGTCGCGGTCGGCATCTCCTTATCGGGATCGGCGCCCCCGCCGGTGAACACCACCGTGACGGCGTCCGTGAGATTGGCGCCCGGCGTGTCGATCACGAGGCTGACCACCTTGCCGGCGTCGTCTCCGTCGCCCAGCACGGCGTGCGCGGTCGCCATGATCTTGCCCGGCGCCGTGCCGCCCCCGGCGAAGGCCACGACGGGCGGCTCGGTCAGGTTCTCGCCGGGCGCGGTGAGCGTGAGGGATTCGAGCCCTTCCTCGAGGAAGCCGGTGTAGCCCGGAACCGAGATCAACCGCGGCGCGACGCCCAGCAGCTGCGGCGCCTTGAGCAGAGCGTGCACGCCGGTGCCGGCGTTCGACGAGCCGACGAGGTTGAGGATCGTGTTCTCCTCGGCCTCCGCCTGGACTACGCGCACCAGGACGATCCGGGCGGAGCGCTGGAACTCGCCGAGCTGCGCGTTGATCAGCTCGACCGCGCCCGGAAGCGTGCCGGTCACGCCGAGCTCGCCGGTCGCGGCGAGATCGTCGGAGAAAATGAGCACCGGCGTGTTGAGCGGATAGCGGCTGGCGTCGGCCGCGGGCGCGGTGCCGACCAGGCCGATGACGGCCATGTCGGCGACGACCGCCGGACGCGACTCGGCGTCCACGCGCTCGAAGGAGAGGCCGAAGGTGGGAAGCGACATGGCAGGTCTCCAAAGAAAAAGCCGCCCCAAGGGACGGCCGAGGCGTCGCGGACAGGCGACGGGGTGACAGGGACGAAGTGGCGTCAGGCGGGCGGCGCCGCCGCTTGCGTGGCGGCGGCGAGCGCCTGTTCGGCGGCCTCGGCGCGCTGCAGGGCCGCGACGAGCGCCTGTTCGGCGACGTCGCGGGCGACTGCGGCCTCGAGCCTCTGGGCCTCGGCGCGCGCGGCGGAGTCGAGCGCCTGCGTCGCGACCTGGCCGAGCGCGTCGTTCATGATCGGGAGCAGCTGCTGCTCCTCCGCGCTGAGACCGGTTTCGAGCGGCGCGCCGTCGAAGGCGCGGATCGGCAGCGGGCCGCGCGGCTCGTCGACCAGCTTGTCGCCGTCGATCCGGACGACGTAGCGATAGGCGACGCTCGCGCCGCGATAGGCGCCGCCGTCGTCGAAGGCGACGATCAGGGTCGTGGGACTGAAGCTGTCTTCGCGCATCAGTTCGATCCCATGAGAGCGACGATCCACACCGACCCGTCGAACATGACGAACGCCGACATGTCCGGCGCGAGGTTCTTCACGTTCGCCGCGTTCAGCACCAGGTTGAACGCGCCGGTGGACTTGCGGATGATCCAGAACCAGTCGCCGGCCGTGGCGCCAGTCGTCGCAAAGTTGACCGGCTGGTCGGCGGTCATGACGCCGGTGTGGCGGACGAACTGACCGTCGAGCGGCAGGCTCAGATTGATGGCCGCGCCCGAGCCGAAGGGCTTGATGCT